ATTGGACTATTGATGACGTTGACAGTTTTTGCAGTAGCAACAAGCCAGACATCCTTATTATTGATCAGTTAGATAAGGTCGGTATGACTGGTAACTTTACAAGGACTGACGAGAAGTTAAGAGCCGTGTACACAGGAGCAAGAGAGATAGCAAAGAGGCACGAGTGTTGTGTTATTGCAATATCACAAGCATCTGCAGACGCACACGGTAAGACTAGAATATCTTTTGATATGATGGAGAACTCAAAGACAGGTAAAGCTGCAGAAGCAGATTTAATTATAGGTATAGGAAAGCATGGCACACTAGACTCACTTGACACAACTCGGGTTATGTGTATAAGTAAAAATAAGATATCAGGATATCACGGAGAGATAACCTGTAATATAGAACCACAACTATCGAGGTACAGAGTATGATTACAGTTTTAGATGCAGAGACCAGCTTTCAGATTGTAGATGGCAAAGTAGATCCACTACCATTTAATCCAAACAACTGTTTGGTTAGCATTGGTGTCAATGATGAGTATTATTTTTTTAATCACAATCACGAGAACTTTGATATACAATCTAATCACAAGGCAGTTCAAGATATACTAGACAAGACTACACTACTTGTTGGTCACAACATTAAGTTTGATTTAGTTTGGCTGTTGGAGTCAGGATTTAAATACAATGGCAGACTGTATGATACAATGATAGGTGAGTATATTTTACTGCGTGGTATTAGAAAGCCTCTATCTTTGAAGGACATATGTAAACGCAGAAGCATATCACAGAAGTCAGATGCAGTTGATGACTATATGAAACGTAAAATATCTTTTGAAGATATACCAGTCAATATTATTGAAGAGTATGGTAGGCAAGATGTTGTATCTACCAGAGCTTTGTTTGATGCCCAGATGGCAGACTTTAAGAAAGAAGGTAACAAATCCTTACTTAAATCTGCCAAAATGATGAACGAGTTTCTACCTGTGCTTGCAGATATGGAAATAAATGGCATACATATTGACCTAGATGCACTAAATAATGTTGAGGTTGAGTTCAAAGAAGAGTTTGGCAGACTTGCACAACAGATAAAAAAAATTATTGAAGACAAGATGGGCGACACACCTATCAATCCTGCCAGTACAGAACAACTATCTTGGCTGATATATTCTAGGAAAGTCACAGACAAAAAGAAGTGGGCAGATATGTTCAACATAGGTATAGATAAATTTACCAAGAAAAAGAAACGCAGACCCACACTTTCAAAGTCTAGATTCAGAGATATGGTTGTCGCTAACACAGAGGTCATAAAGAAAACATCAGCCACAAAGTGCCTACACTGTAATGGCACTGGTCAAATTAGAAAGTTCAAAGTAAATGGAGAACGATACAAAAACTTATCTAAGTGTCACGAGTGTGGAGGTCAGGGTGTAATATATCTAGAACTAAACAGGACTGCAGGATTCAATCAGTTTCCTATTGGTGTATCAGAAGTTGCAGAGGGTGGATTCAAGACAGACAGAGACACACTGAGAAAATTATCTATGCGTGCAAAGGGAGATATGAAAGAGTTTGTTGATCTAATTATCAGGTACAATGCTATTGATACATACTTGAATACATTTGTAAATGGTATAAGAGATCATGTAAACACAGACAGTATTCTGCATCCTAAGTTTATGCAGTGTGTTACAGCAACAGCAAGATTGTCTAGTCGTGATCCAAACTTCCAAAACCAACCACGAGGAAATACTTTTCCTATTCGTAAAGTTATTACATCTAGATTTAAAGGTGGGCAGATTATGGAGATAGATTTTTCACAGCTAGAATTTAGAACTGCTGTATTCTTAGCACAAGATAAACAAGGAATGAAAGATATAGAGGATGGAATTGATGTGCATCAGTTTACTGCCGACACTATTGGAGTATCAAGACAAGATGCAAAGGCACATACGTTTAAACCTTTGTATGGCGGCATGTCAGGCAATGATGATGAGAAAAGATATTACAAAGCTTTCTTAGAAAAATACAAAGACATAGCTAAGTGGCATGAGAATCTACAGAGTGATGCAATACAATACAAGAAAGTTAAACTACCATCAGGTCGTGAGTATGCTTTCCCGTATGCACAAAGACAGGCATGGGGTGGATCTAGCTATTCTACACAGATAAAAAATTATCCTGTGCAAGGTTTTGCAACTGCAGACATAGTTCCTATTGCTTGTATCAACGCATACAAGATGATGAAATACTCAAATGTAAAAAGTCTATTAATAAATACGGTGCATGATTCTATCGTTGTTGATGCACATCCAGATGAGATAGTAGCAATGACAAAGATTCTAAACAGAGCTACAAGAAATGTCATTGATTCTTTGTATGATTTTTACAAGGTAGAGTTTAATGTTCCACTTGACACAGAGCTAAAGGTAGGGTACAATTGGTTGGACATGCAAGAAATAAACTTAAAAACTGAAAGGGTAACCCTATGAAATTATTGCTAGATATACTAGAAAACATTGTAATTATTGTATTTGTCGTTTACATAGTTGGAGGACTTGTACTATATAATTTTTTGTATTGACTTTTTTTAAAAAATATGGTAAAGGATGGGATTATGTCACAAATCTTAAACGCATTAGTAGATCGTTATAACGCACAGATATCTGAGGCGAAGGCAGTTCTTGAAATCTATTTAAACAAGTCAGTTGGTATCGGAGAGCATCCACAACATCTTGATGAGGTAGATAAACTGATAGTAAAGATTGCTACAGCTAAAGAAAATCTTATGGTGATTGAAGAGATAAGAGATATATAATTATAACCAAGGAGGTCATATGACAAACAATGAAATAAGTAACATAGATAATTTATCTAACGAACAGATAATGTCTATGATAGGACAAGAGAAGTCGTCCACTGGTAACTTCTTACCGAAGTTATCCATAAACAGATTTCCAGAAAATGATGATGGTGCGGAAGTTCCTGTTGGTTCTTATGCAACATATGTTCCAGAGCTGGATAGCATAGCCTATGGTAAGCCTGTTACATTCAGACCATTCATCAATGCGTATCAATACATGAAGTATGACGCAGAGAAGAACGAATACAGTA